CTGCTACGTTTGCGGTCAAGGTGATTGTGTTACCGACGCGCTGCGCCAAGTTCACATCATTGACGTTGATCGTCTCACGATTACCCGTACCACGACCCATCAATGCATTGTACGGGAATCCGGTTAGAGGGAACGATGCGGCATCGTCCACCTCCACAGCAGTCATGCCTACTGAACGCGCGCATACACATGTGGTTGGCTTTGCAAGTGTCTGTTCCAACGTGGTCGTTGGACCTGCCGAGCCTGCCACACACGTGGTCTCATTCTCATAGACGTACGGACCAGGGAACACGTCTGGCGTTGACCAGAGGTTACCATCTAGGATAGACGTACCTACGTGTACAGGTAGGTACAGGTCCACAACCTCTGCAGCAATGTGGTTGCTAGCCAGCCCGTGTGGGATGGTGACAACCTCTGGGTCAAAGAACGACAACGACGTAGTGCCCGCTACGACTGCATCAAGAACGTGGTTAGGTAGGACATCTACCATGAAGATGTCTGTGGCGGTGTTGTCGTACACCTTGTAACCGTGTCCATCGATGAACACATACTCGTTCTGCAGTCCGTTGACCAGCAGAGGTCCAGGAACAGTGATACGTGTTTGTGTAAGGTTGTCGTAGTGATTGACACTAGCTACTGAGGAGATTGTTGTAGAAACCCACTTCAAGCCGAAAGCCACACGCTCTTCGTTAGCACCACCAGAGTCTATGATGAGCGTACCCGCTGCTGGAAGTACAGCTGTTCCGGTCAGCGTAAGCTCCAAGTCGCCGATGGACGCGTTTGCTGCCACGCTCACACCCGCTACTGGATCACCGATTGATTCGTCAGGGTGCAGGTACGAGGCTGACCTCAACATCGACGGGTCATTGATCGCTTCAGGAATGAAGAGTTCAATGTGACGTGGTTCTACTTGAAGTACATCCCAACCGGTACCTGGTGAGCGTACGGTTGCGAGCGTTAGCGTTCCACGAAGCTCTAGAAGCTCAACTCTGGTTCCCGCTGCGAAGCTCAGTTCCTCTGGGATTTCATAACGCAGCTGGAGCGTGTTCTCGTCAACATCATTCGAAGTGTACTCTAGGACTGCACAAAGCGAGAAGGTGTCGCCAACAGCTGGTGCAGTACCGATCGTCTTGAAAGTGAGTACGGTGGTGGAGTTCGCAGTGATGAATGTCTCGACACCAGCAAGTGCAGCAGTGATGTTACCGGTGAACTTGACCTTGTATCCGACGAGCTTGTTTCCTGTGAACGACGGTGCTGCCACCGTCACGCTGGTCGTGCTTCCTGCGCTAGCAGTGAACGTGTTGGAGGAAGCCCCTAGCAACACGTAGCCTGTCTCTGGAAACTGACTAGTGTTGTCCACGCCCAAGTACACAGAGTACGTTGGGTAGTCGCTGCTTAGTGCAGTCTGAATGACAGTCGGAACGAAACCAAAGTGAGCGTTCGTTGGGCTTGTGATCGTGAACTTGTTGGTCGACGTGCTGTGTGCAGTGACACCAACCATCTCTTCGTTGTCTTGTCCACGGCTTAGGATGCACGTAAGCGGCGATGTGAACGTACTTGGAAAGTAGTTGCTCCACGGCACTGCAATGTCTGTAACGCCAGCTGCGATATCATACGTAAGTGGTTGCTCTGCATCCCACTCATACGAATCGTGGTCAAAAGCTAGCGCTTCATCTAGGTACACTGTGTTGGTGTAGCGGTCAATGAAGTGATATGTAAGTGTCTCTTCAGACGCTGTACCTTCATCGAAGATGAGAGTTCCAACTTGTGGCAGACGGTCCACACTGTTGAGGACGACTTCCTCGTCACCAGCAGCGGCGTCAACTTGCAGTGACCCGCACCACGTGGTGGCAGGTCCGAACAAGATGGCCATGACATCATAGAACTTCTTGCGAATCTGCTTGTGCTCGATCGCAAGTTCCTTCACCACTGCACGCCACAGATCATCTGTGAATCCGAACGCAGGACGTGGAAGGCCGAGGTTTCCCGTTGCTACGTCGAGATGGTTCTCATCTGCGTAGTCAATAGAGAGCTGGTCTCGGACTTCTGCGATTGCACTCTGTAGTGTATTGTGGGGCATCAGACAACCGTTACGAGTGAGTTACCAGAGGAGTCATACGCTACAGGCAACTCGTTGTCCAGTACTGTGATGTTATTTGTCGGTGTGATGACTACTATGTCAGCTACACCACGAACGTTGTGTGCAACGTCGATGATCTTCGAACGGATGATGTCTTCTCCAATCTTCTTGGAGTTGATGTATGCCTCGATGTTAGCTGCAACCGAGTCTACCAAGGAAGCTTCCGAGAAACCAGCGGCTGCTGTGATGGATGCACGTACCGTGATGCGCTTTATGACCGGAGCTTCTACGGACAGCATGATTCCAGCAGCCTTGATGCCTGGGTATGCCTCTGGATTGTCGAGGTCTCCCTCAAGCACACGCTGTGCCTCTGCGATGATGTTCGTGTAGTACGAGTACGTTGCGTAGACTGTAGTACCCTCGTCGAGGCCATTGTCGTCCACAATCTGGAACTCACCAGTGCCCTTGTTCACACGGAAATCAGTAAACTCTTCGAGTTCAGTGTACGACGTTCCATCCGAAACGAAGATGCGTAGTGTACCACGGACCACAGGTGCATGGCGAAGCTTGAAGCGTCGCTGTCCAGTCTCTGCACCCGCGCTGACTTCTTCTACTAGGTAGACAAGCGTACTTGCTGGATGCGAGAATGTGACAGCCGAGCTGAACGAAATCGTGTTGGTGGTGCGGTTCTCAAACGACTTCACTTCTGATCCGTTGACTGTGTCGAGCAAGAAGATCTTACCAGACGACGGCCAGTCACTTGCATCGTTGAGGATGACCGAGGTGTTCACGCCTGCTGTGACGGACGCAGATGTGGAGTCGGCCGGAAAGTTGGCCACTGCCGGATCGAGTCCTGTACCGTCGTCCACATAAACGATGACCTCGTCTAGGACGAAGTCCTCGATCAGGTTTGCAGAAACAACTACCTGACGGGTAACAGGGTCCTCTACTCCGATGACACCCGTCTTGATGGCAAGCGGCGTACCACGAGCCAACGACTGAAGCTTGTTGAGACCACGCTCACGGAACTCTTCATCCGTCTCACGGTCTCTACCACTAGACGCCTTCTGCGTGTTCTGTACGCCACAACCAGGAAACGGAGCAGACCCTTGGAACTGCGAAATACGTCCGGTTCCTACATTCGAAGAAGTACCTGCCTGCTGTGCACGCGCCAACACTTCGTTCGAGTAGTAGTTACCTGGGATGATGGTCGCAGGCTCAACTGTTGCGTACGTCCTAGATGACTGTGTAGCTGTTGGTGCTGTGCGGATGATCGTGCCGATAGCAATCGTGTACGATGATGACGAGTCTACAAGAGTTACGCGGTCACCAACGAACATAGCAGCATCGAGTGGCGTCGAGACTGTAAGCGTTCCGGTAGTGGTGTTGTTGTTCGTTACCGTGAGATCCTGAACCCGTGCAGTACCTTCTGCGATGCGTACTGTGTACGGGTAACCCGTTGTTGGGAAGCGGCTCGTGCTGAAGAGCACAACACTTCCGGCAAGCGCTGCTGCATCCACAGCCAGCTGGTCTGTCACCAGGTTGCGATTGAAGAACTTGACTGGTACGACTGCTGGACGCTCTGGCAGTCTGAAGATGTTGTAGTCAGCCAACCTGCGGTCCAGATCTGCCCCGCTGGCTGTCAGGATGGAGAAGGCGTCGAGCAACTGAACCATCTGGAAGTACTGCTCATCGTCTTCAAGCGCCGCAGCTTCCAGGATCGTACGGATGACGGAACCTACTGAGAAGTCAGTAAGCTCCGTGTTCGCCATCATGTAGGCGATCATGTCCGTTAGGATTTGCTCGAATGAACGGGGTTCAAACATCAGACTGACCTCAGGGCGAAGTTAGTGGACAAGTAGTCTCTGGTCTTGGACAACGCCAGCTTCGCCGACACTGTGAGAGTATCACCCACTACGTTGAACTGCAAGCTCTCGATGGACTCAATGCGCGAATCGCTCTGAATCGTGGCGATGGCGTTGATGCGGTACTCATTGAACGAGGCAATCGTGGCCTTCGAACCGATTGGAAACAGTGCTCCGAAGTATGGATGAGCCGGAAGCTCGCCCTGTTCTGTGGCGAACTTCACACGGACTGCCTGTTCCACATTCGGAATGCCAACGATTGTGCTGAGGTCTCCACGGTTGTTGATCGCGAAGTCAGCAAGCTCCAACCCGCCATCCACGCTTGTAAGACCAATGTCTCTGCCGTATGCACGGATCAGTTCGTTCGTCTGTGCCTGCACAGCGTTCTCCTGCTCTGCTGTGCTTGGGTTTACTTCAGTGGTCAGCTGACCTGCAGCGTTTCCTGAACGGCTTGGATAAAGAATCTGGTCACCAGGACGCAGCACACGGTCTCCACCTTCTACAGAGATGTAAGGAGGACGAAGATCGTTGATGACAACTAGTTCCTGCCAGCGACGAGGATCCCCTGTCAGTCGACGTGCAGCTGCTCGGATGTCTTCGTAGTCCTGGACATAGTCAGTAGCGACACGATCAGTACGCGGAGTCCTACTCAAGAACGTACGTGCGCGTGCGGTTGTAGAAGGCGTTACCGATGTACCCTGGTCACGGTACGCACGCTCTGTACGGGTTCGCCTACCGCCAGACTGTGCAGGTGCTGTGTCTAGTAGTGCTTGCTCCGTGGCGATACGGGAACACCAGATGAGGGCACGACGCAGGTCACGGATGACAGGATCCTGGGCTGGTAGGAAGTCCACGAGGTCTGCAACGCCTGTCACAATAGCGGAGGACAGGTCCCTGGTGCTCGCCGTCAAGCCACGGTAGAACTGCTCAGACGAGTTCTTGATGGCGTTCAAACCACGGATGGTGCTGAGGAGTGGGCCTAGCACTGTAGACAGCCCAAAGTACCCTGCACCCTGTACGCGTGTGATGGCTGATGCAATACGTAGGTAGATACTGGTCAGGTTCTGACTGTACTGCTGCAGTCTGCTCAAGAACCTGCGACGATCACGAGCATCCTCCTGAGGATCTTCTTCGACAGTAATGACCGACGAGAAGCGCATCAGAGCAGTCAAACCAATCTGGTACTGATAGGTCAGCGGAGACTGTGCGTTCTGTACGAGCTTGAACTCCTTGGGCTCCACGATCCAGTAGTCATCTGTGCGTGCGTTTCTCCAAACCATGATGCGAGAACGAGACAGCTCGTTGCTCGCCTTGTTGTCTGAGTACAAGCGGAACAAGTTCCTAAGGAAGATGATGTCGTCTATTCCAGTTGCCTCACTGTCTGGAACCTGTGACCTACGGTTGTCTACTGTGGTTAGACCACGAAGCTGCTCTTCCGTGATGCTCAGAACCGGAATCTCTGGAGATGTGTTCTTCTTTGGACGGAGACCAGTAGTACCTGTAACGCGCACTTCCTTGAGGATAGAGCCGTGTGACTCTACGTAGATACCACGACCCTGTGTAGGCGTGATATGTGTGGCGAACGGCTCGTCCATGTCGTGTGTCTTAGGCGGCACACGAAAGAAGTACTCAGCCTTTTCAGACCTACCTGTGACACCACGAGCAGCAGCAGGGTCCAACCCTGGTTGAGCCACGACCTGGTTCTGCTCAAGGTCCCAGATGAACAACGAGAACATCTTCTCGATGATTGGAGTGCGCTCGGCTCCAACCATCGCGAAACGCTTTTCAGGGCGTGCGATTGTATCTGCGATGTTGTTGATCGGCTCTGTCATGTCGCCCTAGTCTTCGTTGTGAGGCTAGTGCCTAGCGTCGTCTGTAGGGTTTGCAGGAACGTCTGAATGGCCTCGATTGCGGCAAGGGCTGATGCTAGGTCGGTCGGGTTGACAGCCATTACAGCTCCGATTCCTGCGTCCCAGG